CGCCCACCCGTCAACCTTTACCGTGATTTTTGCGTCATGGTCCTTCAATCGTGTGTAGATTGCGTTTGCTGCGAACACATCACCACCGGGGCTGTTAATGCGCACTACTATTTCCGGCACATCTTCCCCCAATGCCGCAAGCTCCCTGTTAAACTGTGCGGGCGTTACCCGGTCTTCCCACCAGCTCTGCTGGCTGCTGATAGTCCCGTACAGAAGCAATTCAGGCGGCTTTGTTGCCGTCCCCGGTACAAAGTCCCAGAATTTATTCTGTGTCACTCCGAACGGGTTTTTCTCCCTGCTGCCCGTCGCCGTCTTTCTGTTCGGCTGGCTCTCCGGGCTTTGTCCCGTTGTCGTCCTGCTGTTCTGCTGGTTCTCCGGGCTTTGTCCCGTTCCCCTGCTGCCCGGCTGCGCTTCCGGGTTTTTGTTCCCCTGCATTGACAATTTTCTTTACCTCCTTTAACTTCTTTTCTTCCTGCTTTAGCTGTTCGCAATTACTGTAAAAGTCACCGCCAGCCATCTCCATTGTTTCTGCGCTGCGGGTAGAAAATCCGTTTTCAACCCTTGTTACCGCTGCCCCTACCTCCTGAACCGGGTTCAGAAGCCCCCGTGCTGGTCCGTTCCACTGTGCTTTGCAGTACGCTTTCCGGCGCAACGGGTCTGTGAAGAATCCGGGGGCATTTATCCTTCCTTTTGCTACCGCTTCCGCAAGCCATTCTTCATATACGGGCTGGCAAAAGTCGTTTGCCATCCATGCCCGGTACATTTTAAACATTTTCCATGCTTCCTCTAACGCTCCCCGGCTTGCAGAATAGGAACTTGTAAAATGCTTTAAAAGCAATTCATACGGGATTTCAAGTGCTGCGCCTATCTGTCGGCAGATAGCTTCCACAAAACCGCTGAAATTTTTGTTCGGTCTTCCGGGGTTTATGTCGTGCGCCTTTTCCCCTTCTGCAAGGTCAAGTATTGCGCCGGGTCCCAGTTCAAGGCTGTTTTCGTCGTCTTCGTCAATCAAGTCTTCTTCTGCAATCCCTGACCCTACAGGCTCCCCGTCTTCGTTTGATTCTTTTTCAATAAAGACAGTAAAAAGCCCGGATATAACCGCCGCTATCAATTCAGCGTCCGTGTACCGCCCTAACTGCTTCAACGCTTCTATGACCGGGGCAAGGAAGGGAACGCCCCGCCGCTGGTCTATCCTCTCCCGACACATCAAATGCAGCACGTTCTTTCTTCCCGTCTTTTCTCCGTATGCTTCTACCCTCTGCCACTCCATGCGCTCATTTGCGTATGACAAGGGATGGTGTTTTGAAAAATGATACGCTACCACCTCCCCGTCTTTGTCAACCTCAACGCCCCCGACAATCTGATTGTCGAACGTGTCAAAATTATTCGGGCTTGAAAGTCGGTCAGCTTCTACAAGCTGCACCCGCAAATCATAGGGCTGGTTCTTCCGCTTCTTTGTCGGAAGCAATACAAGCGTGTCCCCGGAAGCAAGCCAATTCAAAAACGCTAACTGCTGCAACTCATAGAAATTATCTATCCTTGCCATGTCGCAATCCGGGCTTTCTGCCCACAATGCCCATTCCCTTGTTATCTCTTTTTCTAACTGCTGCGCCTGCGCCGCTGTCAGCTTCAACACTTCTGCGTCTACCGTTGGTTTCAACATCAGCCCCCGCCCGACAACATTTGTGCGCATTGTTTTTACTGCACCTGTCGCAATCGGTACACCCATGTATAAATCACGGGAACGCTGCCGCAATACAGAAAGATTGTCGTTTATATCCTCACGGGCTGAACCTCCTGCGTAATTCCACCCGATTAAGGATTTTTTTGTTGTGTTTGCGCCGTAATTGCTGTAACCGCTGTTCAAAATCTGCATTTTCTGTCTTGCAGCCGTCCTTTTCAACGCCGTCTGCGGCGCAACCGTGGCAATTACACTGTCTATTGCCCTTGCTATCCCGTTCAATCCTTCACCTTCTCCCGTTTTATGGCATGAAAAAAGCACTGTTTCCAGTGCTTTCTTGCTGTTTTTTCAATCTTACCAGTTTATATAATATCAGCTTTTTCCGGGCAAAAAAAGGAAATAAAACGGCATTTCGGGCAATCGGGGGAAATTGCGGGCAATACCGGGCAATTTTACAAGTCCCTTATCACTCCCCGTTTTATCCTGTTTCTTCCTCCCTTCCTCTGTATGTTCTCCAGCTTCTGAACTTTCCCGTTCCAATACTCTATAGCGTTCCTGATTTCCGTTAGATTCGCCCGTGTCAGCGTCCGGGAACCGATTGTATAGCTCTGTCCTGTCGCAACCGTCATTTCCGCTTCCAGCCATACGTCTAAATGTTTTTTCGCTGCTTCAAGTGTAATTCCTGCCATTATAATATACCTCCGTTGCTTTTTCTCTTTTTTCTTCTTCTTACTGTCGCCGCTCCTGCTGCTGCCGTTTTCTTTTCTTCCGGCTTCTTCAACGGAAGCTGCGTGATTTCGATTGCCGCCGTCGCATAGTTCCGGCAGTCCAGCGGCTCATTCCTTTTGTGTTCCCCCTTGTCCTTCAGCTCCCATGCAAAGTATGGTCTTCCCATTTTGTACCGCAGAACCTTTTTTTCAGAAGTCAGCCCTTTAAAATATTTTTCGTTGTACCCCTTCCCCTGCTCTAACGGAAAATGACAGTACCCCGGACCCGGCTTTTCAAGTTTCAATCTATCCATAAGCCAGCTTTTTCCTGTGTCAACTCCTATTTCAAATACATATGCCTTTTCTCTGTTTCCCTTTTTCGGCTTCTGTATATACGCCGCTGCGCTGTTATTTGAACCCCTGATAGCAAATACTTTTCTGTGGAACCTTGCTTTGCAGAATTTCCGCACCGCATTTGTGAAGTGTCCCTGTTCGTCCATACAGGTACATATAATTTTTAACTTTGTTCCGTCTTCTTTCGTGAAGGTCTGCGCAAGAAACGTGTCAAGCTCTTCCCAAATCCTGTCCCCGTGCAAGTCCCCGTATATTGCGGCGTACTTTATGCCCCAACTTTCATATTCAGGACCCCACCCGACAACTTCAATTTCAAACCTGTCGTCCTGCGTATCAACTCCCGCTGTCAGATACAGAACTTCTTCCGGGACTTCGCAACTATAGTATTCCCTGCGGCTCAAAAGTTCTTCGTCGTCTACGCTTTCCCCGTCTTCCTCCCATGTCTGCCCCATCTCGGTATTTGTCCATACCTTCATCATCTGCACATTTCCTTTTTTGACTTCCTCGTTTGCTTCAATGAACTTTTCAACAACTTCTTTCCATGTTGTCAGAGTAGAAGCAAGCGTATTCAGGTGGAATCCCTTGACCGGGTTTTCCGGGTCCTCATGTATGAACTTTCCTTCTGCAAAGTGTTCTTTCCACTCTGCTTCGCTGGATATAACCCCGCACTTTTCGCAAACATAGCGTATTTCTGATAAATCGTTTTTATCATAATCAACATTTCCCCATACAAGCGGCTGCAATTCCCCGCAGCACGGGCAGGGCGTGTTCCATTCTCCCCGGCTGCTGTTCTCGTATTCAATTTCTATCCGGGAAGCCCCCTTGATAGTCGGCGTTGAAATGTCCACCTGCTTTTTATTCCAGTAGGTAGTCTGCCTTTTTGCTGCAAGTAAAAGTGGGTCCCCCTCTGCCCCTGCACTTGCCGGGTATCCGTCTATTTCATCAGCAAGAAGAATCCTGACTGTATGGCTCCGCAGTCCCGTGGGGCTGTTCGCTCCTGCAATCGTTACGAACCCGCCCGGAAAAATCTTGTGTGTGATTGTGTTCCCGCTGCTTCTTGATTTATCGTCTACACGCTCCGCAAGTACAGGCGTACTCCGCAGCATAGGGGACAGCTTTTCTTTTGAAAATTTTTCTGCCATGTCTATTGTCGGCTGTATAACCATTATCGGGGAAGGGTCATAATGTATATAATATCCTATCGGATTTAAAACCATTGCGTCAGTCTTTCCCACCTGCGCCGCTGACATAATCACAACTTTTTTTATTGATATGTCCGTGATTGCGTCCATAATTTCCCGCTGATACGGGGCTTTTGCAGTCTTCCACCGCCCCGGTTCCGCAGTCGTCCCGGCAGCAAGCCGCCTGAACTTGTCAGCCCATTCAGAAAGCGTCAAATCTGGCGGCGGCTGTAGTACCTTGAATAACCTGCGGAAAAGCTGCGCCGTGTTATCCCTCATTTTCCCCGCCCTCCTTCGTTATTCTGTCAAAGTCAGATAATTCTTCCAGCGTTTCATCAATCGCCGCTTTCATCAGTTTAAAAATTTCCGTCTGGTCTTTCTTCTTTGCTAAAATCGGGCTTAATTTTGCAGGGATAGCCAGAAGACGTGTCCTGAAATTTACAAGCGTATCTGTCACAATCTTTTCAATGTCTTCTGTCGTGTGAAGCTCATTCTTTCGCAACTGTAGTTCCAGCTCCTGATTCTCCCTTTTTGCTCGCACTAGCTTTGCCCGCTCCGTGTTGTAGTCCACCTTTTCTTCCGCTTCCGGGTTCTTCTTCCGCAGAAAATTTATATACTGCTTTGTCACCGTCTGCAAGTCGTACAACCCCGGCTTGTATTCGGTCAATATCCCTTTGTCCCGCAGCGTCCGCACGTTCCTTTCTGTCATATCAAGATACCGTGCAACCGCCGCCGACGTGTACAACTTCATTTTTGCATACCCCCTTTCTAAATATTTCCCGGCAGAAACGGAAGCCGTTTTTTTCATTTTGTATCTAGGCAGGTTCTGGGCGTCGCCGTACCCGCATAGCTTCCAAACGCCTGAAAGAACCTACCGCCCGTTCAGTCGCCGTCCATCAAGTCGTCAATGATTTCTTCCGTTTCATCATCAACAATGATTTCACCTGTTAATTTTTGTTTAGCAAGCTGATATTTCCGCTCTTCCAGTGACAATCTTCTTTCTTCCATCTCATATGACTTGATACTGTCTATCTGCTTTATGATACGCCCATGCAGGCGGTTCAGCTCTGCTTCTACCTTCATAGCCCTATCAAATGCGCTTGACTTAATGATAGTCTTCATTGCTGTCTTTAGCTTCTCTGTACCCCCTTCCGGGTCTTGCACCTGCCCTGTATCAATGCCGCTGTCCTGTGCTGCCTGTACCTCTTCAAGCGTCTTCGGTACTGCCATATGCACTAATTTATCAGCATAAAAAGCCCCCTCTGCTTCCGGGGCTGTGTACTGCTGCAATAGCCCTTCTAAATAGGCTTTACGCACTAACAGGCTTTGCAGCTCTTCCGTCATTTTCTCTATGCTGCCGCCCGGTTTTACCGCTTTTATTTCCTCCGCTTTCTCCGGGTCTATGTCTTCAATTCCCGCTTGTGCAAAGGCTCCGTGTGTGACGGCGTTTTTATTGCCGTCCTTTTTAGGGGTCCTGCCTGCTGCGTTTTTATTGCCCCTCTGCCCGCCCTTTTTCTTCGGGGCTTCTTTCAGCTTATCTTCCCACTTATCCTCTGATTTCCACTTGCTTATGCGGGCTTTTGGAACGCCTGCTGCCGCCGCAAGCTCTTCAATCGTCATTTTCCCGCCGCTTTCTATGTACCGCTGCAAGCTCTGGTCCCGCTCCGGGTTCCTCTTTCTTCCCATGCCCTCTTTCACTTCCCTTCGTTCGTTTTCGCAGTCCTGCCCCTCCCTGATTTCGGAAATATAAAAAAATCAGGGTTTCAAAATTCCCGGAATATGAAGCCAGCCTTGCTTCTCCTGCATTTTGAAGCCCTGTTTCTTTCGCCTTATTATACCAGCTTTTTCCGTGCAATGCCGGGCAATCCTTCATTCCTTTATTTCGTATTCAGAAAGTATGCGATTGTTTTCAAAACCTTTCAGAAGACGTTCCACCGCTCCGTCCCGGATATTTTTACACTGTCTTTCGCTGTAGTGCGTCCGCTCCGCTACCTGTTCCCACTTCATGCCGTGAAAATAATACCCGAAAACAACATTTTTTTGCTTCATTGTCAGCCGGGACACTTCTTTCAGGATTTCAACCTTTACTTTCTGCAATTCCTCTATTTCCCGCTGGTAACGCTGAATATCTCCCCGCACATAATCCGGGATATTTAATGCAAGCCGTTCTGTGGGGTCAGAATTTGCATATTTTCCCTTTGTTGTGTCGCTATAGCCTCCCCCCTGAATCGGATTGTAATATTGTTCTAAGTCTGAAATAAAGCTGCGTCTTGACTTGATTTCCCCGTCAATCTCCGGGAACAATTCAAGCAATTTCAGAACTTTGTTTTTGTTCATGGTCTTTGCCATCCCTTTTACCTCCTTCTCTCCACACGGCAAGGGCAAGCACCGTTTCCGGCGTTGCCCTCTCTCCGTTTTCTTTCATGTTTTCCATAACCTCCGCAATATCCGCAATCAATCCCACTTCTTTCAAACCTCACTTTTTCCGCTTTTTGTATCTGTATTTCTTTTTCGTCGCCCGGAAGCTCCGCTTCTTCTCTATCGGCTCCCACCCCTTCTTCGCTTCCGGCTTCTTCGCTTCCGGCGTGACTGATAAAGCCGTTTCATGTATTCCCGGCGTTTCCTTCACCATCACGCAATCGCCGTCTTTCGGAATATCTGATATAATCAGCATTGACTTATCAACGCCCTTTCTGCAAAGTGCTTCATACGTCCTGTGGTTTACAAGGAATTTTGCGTTTTCCGTCCCGCTCCCCTGCACTTTCCTTTTCGCCTGCTGCAAGTCTTCAATTATCCCCATCCGCTTTATCCTCCCTGCGTCTTAATTCCTGAACCGAAAAACCGATAATGCAATAATCATCTTCAAGCCCCGTCCAGTCTTCCCATACATACGTTATTTCTGTTACAATCTCCCGCCCTGTCATTCTTCCTGCCGTGTACTCCTGCATTACTGCTGTATCTCCTACCCTGTACCCGTCATTCTTTAACAGATAGAATGTCAGCGTTTCATTTGCGATTTCATTATACTTTGAAGCCGCCAGCGTGATTTCATGCACCTTCTTTTCCGCTTCACTCGGTAACTGCTGCATTTTTTCTTCCTGCTGTTGTTCTTTCAGCTTTCTTGCCGTTTCCCGGTCAAGTGCTGCTTGCTGTTCGTCGTACCGCTGTTCATCTGTCTTGCGGGCTTCCTCCCGGTTCACATAGGCATTGCAGGAAGTGACCGTGCTTTTCTTTTCGTGGCACGTTTCGTAATTCTCGCAGGAATAGCAAAGAGAAGTGATATTTTCCGGCTGCGGGTCTTCGTATTCCTCCGACTGGTTCATGAAGTCTTCCCGCTGCCCCTCTGTGGCTTCTCCTGCGCCCTCTGTGGGCGTTTCTTCCTCTTCTGCGTGTTCTTCTTCGCCTTCGCCCGTTTCGCCCGGCAAAATGTCTTCTGTGAAGCTCATTTGCCCCGGCATATCCTTTCCAGTTTCCTCCCTCTGCTTCATTTCCCTTGCTTCCGTCAATGAAAGCGTCCCTACTTCCTCCACCCTGTCTGCCGCTTCCTCCTGCCCCGCTGCGCTCATGCCGCACAACTCAACCGCTACAGAAACATTGATAACACTATCTTTAAAGTATTTCATCAGGCGGGCA